ACATTTCTAATTCACGACCATCTTGAAATTTTGGAAGTCTATCCTCACCAAACAATTCATCTTCATTTTGTAAACTCCGCAAAGCATAAACCATATCGACACCGTGAATCTTAATTGATTCATCAACAATGTCTTGAACAAGTGTTTGCTCCGCTTTGTTTTTGAATTTGTTGAAATAAGGATTAGTTGCCATAATTACCCCGTGAAGAAATCTGGAGGAAGTTCATATTTATCTTGCAAAGTCTCCTCAATATTTGACATATCGTTTTCTGCTGAACTGAACAACTGGTCGGCGTTGAACTGAACACCACCGGGCAAATTAAAGTTTTGATATTTCATAAGATTCATTGCCCATTGCTTCTTAAATGATGCAGTGACATACTTCTTGAGTAAAATATCGTTGTAAATTTCTGTGTATGTTTCAGGATTGAGTGCGACATAAGCATCAATCACTAAGAAGTCCCCAACCTCAACGGTTTCAGCCCAATCCATATCGAGGTACAATCGATTTGTCACCCTACTAAATCTAACTTGTTTTTCAGGATCTAAAAAATCTGCCAAAAGCGAAATATATGACTGAGTAATATAATAATTGGACATATCACCTGCACTTCTAAGACCATAAATGTCTTGTAAAGCCATTTGATATCTCACACTGAACATATTTGATCCCGCACCACCTTCGTCGAATTGAAAAACCTTTGTGACAGAAACGATTCTTTTTGAATCGTCTGGCTGAACGGCATCGTTGGGTCCAGTAAATCCAAAAGAATCGGTGTCTAAATATCCATTATTAATATCTGCTTGAGTAATTTTATGTTTGTATAATGCTCTTTCAGCACCATCAAAATGATACTCATTGAACATTTGCAAAGCATCATCTAGGGCATCCTCTAGTTGAGCATCATCAACATTGATCTCGATGACTGGTGCGCCCAGTTTTCTTAGAGCATATTGTTTTAGTTCTTCTCTTGATGAAGGCGTGGACATCTATTGCGCTCCTTTTCCTTTTATATGTATTAGAGCGGGGCTTCCTGCGTCTTTTCAGACTAGAGAAAGGATGCCTTTTCATCTAAATGTGTCAGCCATTCGTGATCGTGCCGTCAATGAGATTTCTAGGAACCATTGTTTCAACTGATCTTGTCGCCTTGATAATCTTTGGTGGACTATCAGACATACCCTTCACACAGAGAATATATCTCTTATCAAGTGTTTGGGCATTGTCGTAAGCCTCAATACGAATCGCTTGATTTGGGAAGTTAGCAGCACCACTCTCGTTGTAATGGTATACACTTCTTAAATCCGCTTCAAAGGAGTTCGGATTAGTGTCGGATGTTGATCCAAACCGAGCAACTTTAAACAAAAGGCACTGGTCATTACTTGCCACTGCACTACCACTCCCAACGATGATGTCATAAGTAAACTTAACCACATTACCAGCGTTTGCAGCACGAACAACCAGAGCATTGTTTGATGTTGCTCCTGCACCTGTATATCCGTCACCACTGATTGATGGGAGTGTGCATCCAGAGAATTGATTGTCTTTAACACTGATAGCCACAAAGCCGTCACTGTAATTTCCAGAAACTCTATTCGGGAATGGAACATTGAAGAAGTGATCTGCATCTGTAATGTTTGGAGCAGAAGCACCAATGTAAGAACTTGCGGCAGAAATACCAAACGTTCTGATCGTGCTACCTGTCAGTGATGGGAAAGACATTTCGTCAACAAGGTAGCCGCGATCTGTCTGATTACTTGTTGTCGATCCATAGATGAGATATTTTGCTCTCTTATTAAGAGCATCATATGTAAGTTCAATGTCAATACCAGATCCGGTAATCTGCAATTCTTCAACTGTTGATCCAGCGGTAATTGAGTTGCTTGCATCTCTAAACGTGCTTACAGACCCAGTATTGCCTGTTGTTCCGACAGCACCTGTAGCACCTGTCGCACCAGTAGCACCAGTGGGTCCGGTTCCACCACTTGCTCCGACTGATCCAGCCGCACCCTGTTGACCTCTTCGTGCAAAGGTGACAAAAGCATCTGGTGTTGCACTTGCGATTGAACCACTTGATGCAATTGTATCGAAGGTAAGTTTGTAATATGAACCTCTATCATCAGGAGCCTCAGAAATTTCACCAGCGAAGAATACAGGAGTTGAAGCATCGGGAGAAGTAACAAGAATCGTATCCCCATCACCAATCACTCCACTTGTAAACAGCGATGTAATGGTTGTACCATCTTTATCGGTTTCACTAATTCTTAAGAATTTTCCGCTTGATGTGGTGCTTGGGCTGATGACAATCTCACCGCTTGCTGGTGTGATATTTGTATTTGCAGTGAATTTCTTAAGAGTATATCTCAAGCCTGCGTTACCAGTTGCACCTGTCGCACCCACCGAACCAGTCGCACCAGTCGCTCCTGTGTTTCCTGTTGCTCCAGTTCCGCCAGCACCGGCGATATGATAAACATATACACCAGTCGTTCCGGCAGTTGTTCCAAAGGTCAATCCTGTTGATCTATTTGTGTTGCCGGTAAATGTAAATGTTTTGGTTGTATTTGTAATTCCCGTAACTTCTAGTGAAGAGTGACCAACACCACTAATATCTTGGAGATACAGTCTGTCTTTTTGGTCAGCCTTGATTGCACTAAAGTAAGTATTGAGATTTTCACCATTATCGCTTGTCACACTAAGAACAATTGTGTGAACAGTACCCGCACTCGTATCAGTTAGTCTACCTGCACTGTTTCCGGGATTGCCACCAACGACGTACTTGAATCCAGCATCACCACCAGTTCCTCCAGTTGCACCTGTCGCACCAGTGGACCCCCTTACACCAGCACCACCAGCAGATCCGGTAGCACCAGCGGGACCAGTTGCTCCTGTTGCACCCGCAGCACCAGTGGCTCCTAACGCACCAGTGGCTCCAGTCGTTCCATCACCTGCACGAACAAAGTTAAAGAAAACATTGGAATTGTTTGCAAATGTTCCGCCCTCTGTTGTCGCACCACCACTGAACGTAAACACGTTTGCCGCCGATGTGACTCCTGTGACTTTGAGAGAGAAAAGACCTGTAGGACTCTGTAAGAAAACTAAATCCCCACCATTTGTGGTGCTGATAGAATTAAGGAAATTATTAATATTCACACCATACGAGTTTGTATTGTGAATTTTAATTTGTGTTCCTGTGTAAGAGAGTTGACCTGATGCTGGTGTTCCTGTGGTCTTATATCCGTAAAGAATACCACCCATACCAGTCGCACCAGTGGCTCCCGTTGCACCTGTAGCACCAGTGGCTCCTGTTGCACCCGTAGCACCAATGGCTCCCGTTGCACCAGTGGCTCCAGTTGCACCTGTAGCACCTGTGCCTCCAACAGCCCCGGTTGCTCCGGTTGATCCCGAACCCGTTCCTGTAACTTGGAAAGTTAAATTAAGGGTTGAACCCGATGAATCATAAGAACTACTAATTGTAATTCCAGAACCAGATGTTGCGAAATTGATTGTTTCAAAGGATGCACCACTCGAAGCAATTCTTGAACCGTTAACATCAATATTTTTGATTACATCTTGGGTTGTTCCATATGAACCAGATCCAATGATCTTAATTCTCTCAAGAATATTTCCATTGGAATCAGTTTCAGTTCCACCAGAAGCAACGGCTGTGCCTTGCTCGCCAATTATTACGAATCCATCAACATCGGCAGCAGAACCACTATAGTCACCAACCTTAACTTTCACCTTCGAGTCAATCGTAATTCCAGCAGTTCCGGCTGTGAATGAGGACTGTAAGGTGATGTTTTGTCCTGCATTAAATCTAAGTGAGGATGCCAAAGTGCTTCCATTGATTTGAACAGGTCCGGTTGTGCCAGAAACGATGACTTCTGACAGACCATTTACCAAATCTTTGTATCCAGCAGATGCACCAAAAGAGGTAAGAACTTGACCATTTTTGCCAAGTGTTCCACCCATCAAAAGATTTCCGCTTGCAACATTCAAAGAGCCAAAAGTATCTCCACTCGTTGATGTTTGTTCACCGCCAACGACAACACTACCTTGCTGATTAATAAAGAATGGAGTCTTTGTTCCAAAACTTGCACCAGATCGATTTCCTTTGACAACAAAATTTGCGTCATTGCCAGTCGCAGCAAGGAAAAGATTTACTTTCTTAATTTCATTTGGTCTAATTACTACTTGATTTGATTCGATGTCAAAACCAAATGTTTGACCACCAACCTCTTCAAAAATGAAGTCAGCAGAAATACCCTTTGATGATCTTGATTTGTAGTGAACAGGACCGATGGGATTTGTGACCCCAAACAAACCCAATTCTCTATCAGTTTGATCAATAATAATATACGGTGCAGAGGCATTCGAGTCAATCGTCCCGGCAGTGTTACCACCCGCAAACTGCAAAACTGACTTGTTGCCAGAGGTTCTTAAGTATCGAATAAATGCACCAAGTTCACGGATATTTGATCCGGCGTAATTACCATCTCTCAAGTAAATTGAGGCAGTGGCTCCCGTAGTTCCAACGAGTTGAATATTTCCTCGACCAAGATTACCAGATCCGGCTGTGGTCGTACCAACAACCAGTCCGCCCGATGCACCCACGAAAAATCTATCACCCGTTTCTCCGATGAATAATCTTTGTGGTGCAAACGTGGATCCGGTCGTATTGAAAACAACAATATCACCTTTTTGTCCGGTGGTGGGAAGATTAACAACCGCCGAAACAGTCACATCTCCGGTCGATCCGTTTACTGTTCTTACAACATTTCCATAAAGTTTTGATCCAGTGAAATCAACTGTACCACCGGGAAATTTAGTATGACTTCCAGAGAATGTGACACCACCAAGGAAGGTTGAAGTGCCGCTAGTTGTGCCATTACCCGTTCCTCTTACAAATTTTGGTAATCTAAAAGATAATTTTGCAATACCTGTGTTTGTGAGATAGTCGAGGGAAAGACCAGCACCAGTGGAAGTATTCGTTCCGACTGTAACACCATAAATTTCAAGTGGATTGATTGCATCAATCAAATCATTTGTGCGATTGAACCAAATTTTGAAAGTATCAGATGTTAAAAGTTTATCAAGAGTCAATCCTGCGATTGATCCTCCTGAAAAGCCGGGTGGTGGTGGATAGTTAGACATTCATTGACCTCTGTATATGTATCACGTTTTGATAAGATAATTGATAGAAACGAATGGTGGCATTTGCTCGTTCATTTTTTCATCTAATAACGCCCCCGACAAATCAGTGCCGCTTGACTTAATAAGATCAGAGAGTTTGGATCTACCCGCATCAGAATCTCCGCTGCCAAAGTGATTACCTCTGGTGTTTTGATAACCCTTTTGACTGTCAGACCAAATTTCAAGTAGACCTGCATTAGCCACAGCCGAACCCTCATTCGTATCTCCATCAGGTACGGTTGGGTTTGGATTAAGATGATTATGCCCCATCAATGTGTAAGAACCACCCGTCGCACCAAGACTTCGAGTTTTAGCATCCGATGAGAAATTGACAGGGGTTCCGCCACCAGATGACTGATTCAAACCACCACCAGCGGCATTTGTATTTGAACCCAATGGGACTCTTCCTCTTAAGTCAGGAAGTCTAAATTCATTATTGGTATTAAGTTCTGTTGCTTCTTCAGCATTACGAGCGTATGATTGTCCGACTACACCAAACAGAGCCGGATAACCACCACCATCAGAAGCAGAAACAATTCTACCATCACAGGGAAGATATGTTCGATTGCTTGATGGTCCGGCGATGCTGGCTGGAACTTCACCGGATTCCATAAGCCCTGCATATGGAACAAGAGTGCCAGTTGGAACTGCGGTATTTGTTAATCCAAAAGCACCAAAGGCACGACGAATAGGAACTGCCGCCAAGAATTCAATGAACGGAATTCCACCAACGGTATCAGCGTCATCCGTAAATACAACTTTCACAACATATTTGTTGAATGCTTGATTTGCAAATGTATCGGGTGGATTTGCATCTGCACCTTCTTTATAAGTTGAGTAAGTCAAACTTACGACAGCATCATCCTTGGGATCGGGGAGTGATGGATTACCTCCAAGATAAAGTTGATAATATCTCGCTTCATCAATATTGTCTGAGTTTACTTCAATACCTTGTGGTTTTACAAAAACCAGTGGTGCGCGTCCGGGGAAGAAACCATCTATGAAAACTACAATATCATCTGCTGGTGCAGCCTCATCCATTTCAACAATTTTAGTATAATATCGAGCCAATCCGGGTGCGGCGAGATCAGATCCACCATCAAGAGCGAGTTCATCAACCACTTGATTATTTTCTACAATTCCAGTGGTGGCATCATTTGAAATCATTTTTGATGCCAAAAGTGAAACCCTATCGGTGTCGATAGTAGTGGAGTGATTTGTTGTATTTTCTAAAGTAAATTTCAAAATACCATTGAGATAATTATTTCTACCACCAAATCCTCTTTCATAAGTTCCATTTTCCACCAGTCTGATTGGAAGATCACTACCAGAATCTCCATCAAGAAGAATGCTGTTATTAAAGTCAGAGTCTACATTTGGTGAATTGGAAACATAAAAAGTGTTTGCGGTGACATCTGTATCAGTAAGTCTAAGATTTGCTGTGGGTGTAGACCCAGAGGTAAAGACACATCCATAAATTCCTACGCACAATCTTTTGTCAAAGTATGCAGTGTTTGTTCCTCTGTTTGTTGGGAGATACAAAGGTCCGAAGTTTTCGGTGTCATTTGGAGTGTTTGTGGTTCTTACTGACACTGACGTATCGTTCGATGAAATTGCTAAAGCGTAATCTCCATATGGTAGATAAACAGGAGAATCAAAAACAAAGTCAGTAAATGTATCACCCGCATCTTGCAGATTTCTTGGAGACTCCACTGATGGATCGGTGGCAACATTATCATCCACACAAGACTGGACAAGTTCTGAGAAGGGTAAAATAATTGAGGATGATGGAATACCATCAATCACAGGTCGGATCGAAATCTGAATAGGCGTGCCTGTATCAGAAGCCTCATCAAACCATAATCTTACTTTATTAATAAACGCACCATTTGGATAGCCAGACGGGTCTACCGAGAAAATTTGATAAATTGGATTAATAGTATTTAAAGTTGCATCAGAAGTTGAATTAAATAACTCGTCGAAATTTTCGAGCCTTGTGCTGTTTGACGTTGATGAAACTCGTTTAACAACTGGCGGTCTGATGAATGTTTCGCCATTCAAATCAGTATTGATCGCACCCTGAGCATAGAAAATAGCATCGGCAGAGGTTGTTGCCTTTGTGACATCACCTGTTACATCATCTGTAATTAAAAATTGTTTTTTACCAACTGTGTAAGTGTCGGTTGGCAACTCATAAGTGATGGAGCAAGAGCCATCAGAGGAAACTGTATAACCATTTTCGGTATTACCAACAATAGAACCATCAAAGAAAAGATACACCGTAGAGTCTGGTCGCAAACCACTAGCGGTCAATGTGATTGTTCTTGCTGGAATATAAGGTCTAATTGAAAGATCAACAATTTTGTTGCCAAGACGTTCAATGATTCTCTTGGATAATGCCCTAGCGACAAATGAAGTTTTTGAACTTTCGGTGTAAGTTCTGTCAAGTGGGTTGGTGTCTTGATCAAACGGATCAATGCTCATTGTAGAGAACCAATGGAATTCCCAGTCCCTCCAAGTGGTTCCAAATCCATTGTTTCGTCCGGCAATATTTCCATCACCATCTTTAACAACGACTGAAAACTCCCAGTTGTTAAGTTCACCATCAAAGTTTGATGCAATTTTAGGTCGCTTTGTTTCACTCCAGTAGTTTACACAATAAGGAGAAAGATCAAGTTTTCCATAGTAGTCGATACTACCGAATTCATTCAATCTTTCTTTTGCATCACATTCAAAATCAGATGAAATGATAGCCTCGGTGTAATCTGATAAGATAAGATCACCATTAATTGTTGCACCGCTTACATCTGAAACAACTGGTGTTTGAATGCCAACGCTTGAACTAACAAAAGGTGGTCTAAGTCTATTTCGCACAGGATCAATAGACGCATTATAATTTACTCTGGTTAAATCAGCGTTTCCGTGTCCAACAAACTCGTCAACAAAAATACCCGTCAATGATACTGGTGCGATATTTTCAAGACTTTTTGTTCTGTTGGAGGCATCATTGATGAGTTGCCGGGTGTAGTTAAATTCAGAGTCAAGTTGCTGAGTTCTTTCAATTTCACCAATTTCCCTCATAGTGAATCGTTGATTGTCAATATACTCAATTCTAATATCTTCTGGTGTAGTCGCATATGCAGGAACAATCAATCTGTAAAGTTCCATATCATTTGGAGAAACATATGGAGGCTCGGGGAATGTAGCCAACTCACCTTGAACAAGTTTAAATGTTCTATCTTGAGTTAATACTAAACTATCGATTCTTGCACCAAAGTTTACAGTGACAACTTCACCATTGCCGGGATCAATGATAGGATCACAGTTGCTTGGATTCAGAGGATCAATACTATAGTTGAATGAACCACCGACTCCTGAAACCGTGGAAATAACCTCATCGGCTCTAAAGTCAATAAACTCAGTAAGTTTGTGACCATTAAATTTTGGAATATCATTTGTTGCAACATTTGAATAACTATCTACGGTGAACGGACCATTTGAACCAGAGCGTTCATACTTTTTAAACACCACCGTCATTGTTGCACCATCAACAGGTGCAGTTGCATTTGCCTTTAGTGAAAGTGTTGACTCAAGATATGCCTCTTCCGTTTGACCATCATTCAAAACGAAATCATCAATCATATCAATGCCTGTGTCAGTATTTGTGACACTTAAAACTTCTTTCACATCAACAGAACCTAATCTTACTTCTTTAGTAGATGCTGTATAGGTTTGGTTTGAGGTAATACTACCACTTAGAGTTTTCTTTCTTACTGCCGACTTGTCTGTGATGTTGATTGGCATAAATGCAACAAAAGATGAGTTTGCAAATTGAGTTCCCACAAACATAGTGATTGTGTTATTTTTTGCATTCAGAGAAAATTGATCGGGTCTAACGATTGAAGTCGTGCCGGAGGCTCTAACTAAAACGGTTGGACCGATGGCAGAGCCATTCACCTCTCCTTTGAATCCCTCAAAAGTTCTTCTTCCGTCTAAAGAAGTAACAACTGCATTACCTTGAGGATTAACCGCTCCGGTAAATGTTCTGATACCCTCAAGATTGACGGGATTTGAAAGTTTATTTACACCGCTTCCAACTTTAAACAATCTTCGTTGTGAACCAGATTGCACCAAACCTTGCTGTGCCGTGAAGGTAATAAGATTGGAGGTTGACGATAGTGGATCGCTCGCTTTATCAGAAATATATGCAATATCATTTGGACCCTTGGTGGATTCAAAAGAAACATTTGCGACATACATTCTGACGGGCTGTTTACCAGTTCCAGATTTTCTCGCCATATGAAGCGGGTTAAATGTTCCAATTACACGAACATTACCACCACCAATATCCTCGTACATATACATTTTTGTTGAACGAAGGAAGATATTTTCTGTTGTTGTCAACAAATCAATAATAGCGTCATCTGTAAATTCAAAGAAAGATCCAAGTTGTCTTGAATACTGATTGGGTGTTTCAATTGTTTCAAGATTTGTTGGGTAATTTGAAATAAGTTTTATATTTGAAATCGTTTCAAATTCAAATCCTCTAACGTATGCTTTACCCGGTCCCAAAATAACACCAAATTTATTTGGGTCGCTTGAACCAAACGTGTTAAGATGTGTGTCAGTCTCCGCAGGAAAAGGATTGACTGTGTAGTGACCCGATTCATCAAATGTTCTCCGGGCAAGTGTTTTTTCTAATTCAGCATAGTTGGGATATTTAATTTTTTTGGTTGAATTGTTTTCAATAATACGAATCAACTCAACGTATGTACCGGCAGTATTTCCAATGACGCTGTAGCCATTTGCAGCAGATCCAGACAAACCTCGCTGTGACATCTTAAGATCAATTTTGTATCGATCCGCACCGGGGGAATTGAAATTATTAAATCCGAAGGATGGATCTCGTAGACTTGAATCATCGTCAACAGTAACAACACTACTATTTACATCAAATCCAACCGAGATAGTATTCTCTGAAAAATCTCTGTAGGATGCTGTCAAACCATTAAGCACAGTATTGTAAGGTGCATATCCTTGTGCATCATTTTGTGCAAAGTATCCATTGACATAATAAACTCCTGAATTGACAGATACAAAGTTTGCAACTGTACCAACCGCAGGAGCCGTCACACCAGACAAGGAGGTGATTGTGACACCAATATTGTTTGTCCCAACTGTTTCAATTCTTTGATTGTTTGTGTAAGATCCGGGTGTTAAGTATTGACAAAATAAGACTTGATATGGGTCATCGTTAAAATTAGTTTTGTTTGCAAATCCAACGATTTTAGCATCAGTCGTAATTCCCGAATTGGAAGCACGGATTGTTTGTCCGACCATTGATTCAAGAACACTTTCAGAAAGTTCTGTTTCTGGTGAAATACGAACAAACGCTGCTTTTGATGTAGAAACCTCACCCCCAAGAACAACGGAACCATTTTTAAAAATATGATTACCGAATCTTTCAATTTGGTTTTGTAAGATTGATTGTGCTTGTGATAACTCTCTTGCCTGAACGGGGTATCCGGGCTTGAACATCACCTGTAGAAATTTTTTACCTTCTTCATAATCATTGAAGTAGGGGGTTCCACCCATAAGTCCTCGATTGTATGCCGTCATCTTTTCCCCTTATTAGAAAGTAAAAATAATCTTGATAAATTCTGATTGTTCAGCAACCCTTTGAACCTTTTCAGCCATTCCTTGTATGTATACCAATTCACCAGACATATTATTGATCTGAGGCTCACTAACACTTAAAACTTCACACACTGTATCAGTAGGGCTTGATGATGTAAGTGGTACAATAATGTTGTCACCCCGATTAAAACCATATGTGCTTCCACGGGCTTTTACATCAGTGAGAAAAATTTCAAATTCATCTTCAACTGGCAAGTCTGTCACAGATACAATTTTTGCCTCAGAATCAGATGTGCGATTAAAAACTTTTTTGTCCAGAGCCACCAAGTTTGCTGCGTCACTGACTCCCTTAGCAACAACACCAACAGAGCCTCTAAAGGCACTTTTAGCGATGTTAAGTCTTGTGTCGGCAAATCTAGTTTCAAAAACTTTAAGTTTTTTGCTCAGTTGTGTAAATGTTCCATCTCGTTTATCCGCTGAAAGAACCGTCAAAATTTCATCTTTAATAAATGGTTTTGCCATATTACGAACATCAATTTCGCCAGCGACCTCTGAGCCTACATCAAGACTAAGGGGACCGTTTAATTCACCTACCACTCCAGACGAATTTCCAACCACAATATATGATTTGCTTGAGTCATCTAAATCAAATCCAACGAGACTTCCTGTTTCTGAAACTTCTCTCACCAAAACTGTGGTTGTTCTAAAGTCGTCAAAGTTTAGAAGTTCACCGGCATTTGGTAGACCTTCAGCAACTTTAGGATTTTTAAGAATGCCAATATTAATAAAATCGTTACCAATTCCCGACGCTTCATCGCTTGATAAATCTAAACTACCTTCAAATCTAACACCAATTGCGGATCTTTTCGCAGCAAGTTCAGAAACCGCATCCTTTCCAATCGGATCGTAAATGAGTGCATTTAAAGTATAATCAAAAACTTGATTCGTAACACTGAAACTTGGAGTGGCAAAAGAATAGTTTTGACCAGCAGATGTCATAATAATAGTATCAATCGTATTGTCACCCTTAAGTGTCGCAAATCCCTCCGCTCCATTACCATCCCCGCTAAAATTGACAATCGGACCAATTTCATACAAGTCTGTTGGTTGGGGTGCTTGATTTGATGGGAAACTATTACCGACCTTTATCTCTCTGCCATTCACTTGTTTAATTTTTCTAACCAACCCACTTGCAACACCACTCAAAATTCTCAACCCATATTCTTGTGTTCCGGAGGGTAGGTTTTGTGCTAACGTAAATGTCATTCTATCTGGACTTGCTGTTTGAATTTTATTGGAATTATTTCTGGGTTGTCCAAAATCAAAAACCAAATTTCCTGTTTTTCTAATTACACTTACACCAGAAATTGATCCAATATTGTTGTCGAGGTTTGCTTCGTATTGAACTTCGTATTGATTTTGATCGGAGTTTTCATATGCGTTTGCAATTCTTTGATAAAACGGAAATTGCTTGACAGGAATATACTCTTTGTCAACAAAGTCCTCCAACCCGCTCGGGATTGTATACAAGAATTTCCACTCAAACCCATCTGTGAGTTGAATTGGGTCGGTGCTGGTTCCATTGGGTCGAATATTTGATCCGTTTTCATTGTCATTGTTATCAAGACAAATGTAAACGTTTCTTGAATTATCATCGTAAACGTAAAATGGTTTTGTAAGTGTGCTGGTATCCACATCAGAGGAAATTTTGTCCATTGAAATTCCCTCGGTCCAATCATAACGAGGGATTAAAATAGCAGAAGAATCGCTTTCAATTCTTTTAGCGACAATCAAGTTTTGTCTGAACGACGTTTCTGACTCGTCTGTTCTTTGGTCTGTTGTGCTTCCGGTGATACCAGAGAGACACATAAAAAATTTGTCCTCTGATAAAGAACCAAATTGACTCACAAAATTTTTTGCAAGTTGACCCTTGAATTGATAATCGTATGTTACTCCAGCCATATGAACTCCAGTTTATGTATTTAGATTTGGCACACTCATTTTATCAAAGAAATCACTGATTCTAACATCGCCAAATTCCATATCCTGTTGTTGTGTCGAATCAATCGGAAGTGAGGTTGCATCTGTATTTCCCACAATATCAAAAGAATCTCCATCTTGAGCAAAAACTTTGATATTTTTTTGTGATGTAAAGTTTCCGCTTCTAACCAACACGGTTAAAACCACTGATGAGAAGCCCGGATTCCCGGCTCCAACAGAATTTGTTGTTGCTAGTAGTGGATTCACGGTGGATTTGTTTTTGGATGGCTTTATATTTGATATTTTTGCAGCGGGTGTCTGCGAAAAGTCTTTTGTCTCAATCGCCTCAACTGTTCCAAATGCGGTCATTTGACCGGGAACGGTTTGTGACAATTCATCGTTTACTGATATTGATCCAGATATGCCACTGATTGTCATCAAAACTTTATCAAATCTAATTCTAACCTTATTTCTTGAAGTGGCAAACTCATACTTATTATTAACTTTTGATAATTCGTCATTAGTTCTATTTTCTCTGAACAAAACTCTTGGGTGTCGATAAATGATGTATCCGCCACTAAACCCTTGACCAAATTTTTGAACATCTGATGTTGTCATAGGAATTTGTGTCTTGGGTGCAACAACATATCCAAATTTTCTTTGACTTTCCACAAGACCAGAATTGATGTATTCAGGACTTGTATTTTCATTTCCCCCATAAATGCCGTTGCCAACTGGAACAATTTGACTTGTGTTTGGAAAAATTAAGTTTGGTGCTACGTCGGGAGTGCTTCCGGTAAAAGTGAGAGTTGATGGTGTAATCCCACCCCATCCATCCGGATAAAAATCACCAAATGACACACCTAGAGTATCGCCCCTGAAATCAGCAGTGCCATCAATTGTGTAAGGAAGATAATTACCAATCAGTGCAGTAACTCTTTTTGCAGAATTTATGTTTTCAATTGTCGTAACATTGGAGGTAATACCTGTTGCTTTAATATTCTGGGTGGTCACATAACGACCAAGCATCATACTTCCTGCCGGATGGAAAAGTTTTTTAATAATTGCCGCGTAATCACGCAAAGATTTTTCAGCACTAATCGTGTACGAAAACTGTTGATAATTAAAATTATTCTGAATCACGGAGTTAGATGATAATTGTGATCGAGAACTTTTGAAAATAACTTCATCAACTACTTCCGCACGATTGCCTAAAATATCAAGAGAAGCACCAGTGCCACCGGAGGTTAGAATATCAACACTTAAATTTTCGCTCGTGGTAAAAATACGAACAGGTTTACCCAAAGGTTTCGTGATTGAGACAATTTCTCCAATGTTTGAAACCTTTTTAACTTTAAGTTTAGAAACAATTTTGTTGTTTTCTTTTAACAAAACAATATCATTGATTGCATAACCTCTACCATCTTGAGTCACACCATCTACCACAGCCGGTTTAACCTCTGATACTAAACTAAAGACCGTTTCTTTGATTGATTTTTTCCCACTTGATGTGTCTTCAAAAATGATAGTTTTGTTTGGTAAAAATTCACCAACCCTGTCCTTTAAGATTAGTTCGGCATAATCAACTTTTGTAGCACCATCAACTCTAAAGATAATATCATCAATATTTGCCGAGGCGTATACCTGACTGCTTCCATCAAATTCGTTTTGCCTTTGAAAAACTTTTTTTCCGATATAATCATAGACCGTGCTTTTTTGATTTGATACGCTACAAAGGATTGACAGTGAGTTTGAATAATCAGAATCAGATAACTTCAAAATTCTGTCCCGCAAATACTCTATAGATGCTTCTTTATCAAAAAGAAGTCTGAACAAAAATTGAATAGCCTCTGAGTTGCCTTTATTTTTGTAATAGTCTTTGATTCTTTTTAATGCTAAATCTTCATTTGAGGCACTTAAGAAATCTTTGGGAAAGTTTTGTAAATAGGTGTTTTTGAAATGTTCTTTGAATGACTCAAGTGTTTGATCGAGATCAGTGTATGTGTTGAGTCGAACCGCCTCTGCACGGACGTTACCATTTTGCTCAGTATACTCTAAAAATGCTTTAATGAATGACACAAATGTGGGGTGGTCATCAACTACAAAGTCTGGAAGAAACTGATTTGCTAAAATTGAAAATCTGTCATCAACCGATAGCGGACCAGTCGCTCCAAAGGTTGGCTCCGAAAATGCTTGTAGCGGTAATAGTAATGATCCACCATACGCGAAAGACATTAGTAACCACCCCCACCATTACTTGGTGTCGATGGTGATGTAGTGCTTCTTGATGCTGTGAACGCACTTGAGATAGATGAAGTTCCGACATAAGAGACACCAGATGACGATGTTGTGATTGCTCTATCTGGTCTATCGTCAGGGAACATATTTACAACATTTCTTTCACTGTCATTGAAATCTTGTGCTAAAATAAAACTCTTACTTGCAATTAAACGATTATCTGCAACTTCGACGCGAATACGAACATCATCTGTAACTTTATCAATTGTATAATTGTTGATTGTCACAACTCCATTTTGGTAATCAACAGTTCCAAAGTCTTCTTCTAAAATATTTTTGGCGGTGTTCACAATATTATAAATTCTCAATTTTCCATATCCGTCGTCTTCACAAAAGACTTGAATAGCATCGCCATTTGAATCAAAGTATGTGAACTCATTGGATGAGACAACAGAAGTATGACCGTCGTGGGGATGGAAAATTGGGTTTACAAATTTAAGTTGATAGTTGGAGGGTGTATTTGGTGTTGGAATAAACCTTGACTCAAGAGATGGAGTAAATGACAATGACTCAATTTCAACCAAAGAATCTAAAACGCTTTTGATCATCCTACTCAGTGAAACGACAGAGAAGAAGTTTTGAGAGTTATCTTCAAAGTAGTCTGAAATATTTTGCTTGATAACTTCAATCAAACTTGTTTCATTCAAAATTGTTTTTGTCGGATCATATACAGCATCAACATTATACCTAAAGAAAAGTTGTGTAGAGTCAACAACTTCTGGACTTACGCCAACAGAACATTTTGTTTGTAAAAAACTTTTGATGGAATTTTTCAAACTATCAGTGATGATTGTTCCTGAATTCGGTTTGAGGGTGACAAATACTTTACCAAACTCTGGTGGATCAGCATCCTCACCTCCGTAGCAATACACTGATCTAAATCCTGAAAAATTATTACTAACAAGGGCTTCAAAATCAGATGTTGTCACCGCTCTGTTTTGAGCAGAAAAAGATTTAGGTGAGTTGAACCTGACACTAGAGATCGACTCTCTTTCAGACCCTCCAGAGGCAGCACTCACAACTTCGACTGTCGTGTTACTATCGTAAAACAATGCTCTAGCAGTGTCGGAATCATTTTTACCAACTCCATTTGCCTTAGATCCATTCGTTTGTAAGTATGAAACATTGATAAGATTACCAGCATTTAATTTTCTACCAATCACACCATCACCAAAACGAATTGAGTAGACTCCATCAAAATCTTCCTCAACAAAAAAGGCATTCGTGGTTGACTTAATTTCTGTGTAACTGTTTGCTTCGTTCCACACATCATCCACACCAGAATTATCTGTAACAGAATTGTAAACCTGAATACGGATGGTTTTTGTGTCAATGTTTTCATCATCTATTCTATATTTTTGATTAGAATTCGACGATGGAACTACAAACGAAAATGATTTGATTTCACCCTCTTGTAATTCAACATTTGTTGCTGATCGTCCAAAACCATTTTCGGTATTAATAACTGAAAGTGTCACTGGATCGACGTTGGTGAAGTTGTAAGATCGATTACCAATCCTAGCCAAAAATCTTGAACCTCTTGGGAGTGTGTTAGTTGTCAAGGCATCAAAGGTAAGATTCGCAGTAAGTTTTGGTGCAGTTTTAGAATGAGGAACATATCCTAAACTTTTTGCGTGTGAAATCACCGACGATCTTTTCTGGGCGGTATCTAAAAATAATTCACTTGCGGTAAAGTTGTTGTAGATTCCTTGATAGTGAGTGTAGTATGAAAGCAAGTCAAGAATAACGCTCAACCCAGAACCTTCAAAGTCGTAGTCGGCAAATTCATTTTGATTCTTAAGAAAATTGATTAAATTTGATTTGATTGTATCAAAATCTAGTTCGTTGACTGAGAGTGATTGTCTTTCGTTGTCCATCATCGAATCCTTTCAAGACTGATTTCGACTTTTACCGGAGCGGGGCTATTAGTGGGTGTAAAAATAATTGTCACATCAAAAGCATTTCTATCAAGATTGGGTGATACCCTAACTCTATTTAATAAAGCACGCGGTTCATTATCAACAATCGCCTTTTCAATCTCACCTTTAATCCTAAGTGCAGAGATTGGATTGATATTTTCAAATAATTTTGAGCGAACATTCCCACCGAACGAAGGTGAAAATGGTTTCTCTAAAAAATTGTATAAAACAATATTTCTAACTGATCTACGCACAGCCTCATCATCACGCAAAATGTTTACATCGTTGGTGATTGGGTTTTTTGTGAAGTTTAAATCAATATCTGAGAATCTGCTCATATTTTTATTTATGTAATGTTGAGCAAACCTTTTAGGTCAGGTTTTGCTATTTGGGATAATAATTTTTGACTGAAGCAGGGGTCTTCCAACATAGACAAAACGGAGAAGCCAAGACTTGATTTCGAGAGATAATCCAATGCTGCAAAGTAAGTGGCATTGTCGGAGTCAATCAGATTTCGCACACTTGACACCAGATCCAGTGTGGAATTACCCAAACTTATAATCTGCTCTAATTGACTTACAGAAGCATCCGATAAATCTAGCCTATCGTCCGTAAGTGGAAATTCAGATAAAAATGCTCTGATGTTACCATTAAGCAAAGAATCAATAGAGTCGTAAAGGGCTTGTCCCGGTCCTAAAATACTACCAAAAAACGGTGAATAGTGATCGACAACCGCTTGACCAATGTTGCCACTGTCAATTGCATTTTTTACATTATTATAACTTTGTGCAAGAGACTGTAATCCCACAAGACCGGGTAAGTCACCAATGCCCCCTCCCGGTTCAAAACCATCTTTGTAATTACTAGCACCACTCAATCTGTAGGCGTGATCTTGAAACTCATTTGAGATTGTTGTGAGTTGGCTTACTCTTTCATTCAAAAATTGTGTCGCTGTGTAAACTCTAACAACACCTTGACCATCAATATAAGTAGACAGTGGATTACCTGATGTATCACTGAGTTCAATATCCACGGCATTCGCCAAACTTTCTAAAATTTTTCCACCACCACTAAGAGCAGAATTTACGACATCTTCCACGGGACTCCTAAAAGCCTCTCCGGTAATGACATCTTGAATTGCCTGTAATTGTTCACTTGATAATGGGAGAGGTGGCAGATCACATCCAGATGTGTTGAACAAATCTAAGTTGAATAATTGCCCTTGTGCGATGTAGGCATCGGTCTGGTTGATTTGTGTTGTTTCTTCAACTGTCGTGGGAAAGGATAGTATTTCTGAAATTGGAAAAAATACAGAAGTCTGCGACCTTGCTGCTCTCAAATACAGTCGATCAATCTTATTTGAAAAACTTGGAGAATCGTTTAATTCATTGATGTCATCTATAAGTTGATTGAAGAATGAATTTGTAATATAATTTTCTCCACTAGGGGGAATATCCAGATCATTGAATGTTACAGTGTGATTGTATGAAAAATCAATTTTTTCAGCGATGGGTCCAACATTTGTTGATCCACCTGTTGGAACATCAGCACTATAACTTCGATTTAAAAAAGTGATTCCCGATTCAAGTTGTGCCTTTACAATTTCATTTTGTGGGGGAGGCGATTCAGGTGGTTCTCTTGGTGGAATGTCAGAACCTAGAGGAGACACCAAAGCAATTGTGCCACCAATAAGATTATCAAGCACACGTTTTGCAATATCAGGATATCGATTTTCGGGATCAACAAAAAGAGGATCGAACTCATTACCATATGGTCCGAGGCGTTCAGCATATGTAAAGTAATTTCTCAGACCCGTATCATAAAACGCATCATAATTATCAACACGAGTTGGGTTATAAATTGGCAAAACAGTTAAATTAGCAGCAGGAAAAATAATTCTTAATGCACTCAAACGTTTTGTTAGTCCATCCAAGAAATTAGGAGTTACACTAGAAATCTCATAGGTGCTTATTGGCGTAGAATCTCTATATGATCCAAAAAATGATAGAAACAAATGATCAAAAGAAATAGATGTTTCATTTAAAAATACTAAATTTGGATCAACAAGGTTGTCAATTTTGATTGTAAAATCGATTGACACATCGCGGATATCTCTAAGTGTGTCTAAATCGACTCCTGTGGTATTGATTATATTATTGATACCGTTCTGTGCTAATGTTTCTGTATCACTGTTTCCAAACGCAATAATATCGGAAATGCTTTCACTGGGATCTTCCTCAAGCAAAGATATGTCAAGATAGAGTGAGTCTTTGTTTAATTCACCACCCGCATCAGTAATTTTAGGACATACAATTGACCCTTTTTCATCTGGGTCAATTAAGCCGTTTGTAAGAACAGTAAATAAATTTGTTGGCATAATTTATAACTCCACCCAGTAGCCTTTACTACCTTCCGCAATAAAAACATAGTTTCTACCAGTACCAGTATTTATCCAAATATCACCAGAGGTTGCCGATGTGGGTTGATTGGGAGAGACATTTGTATTGACTGGTGTGCTACTTGAAACCGGAAACTTTCGAGACAATCCGGGTCTAATATATTTTGAAGTTTCATAGTTTACTAAAGGTTTATTTTGTAAAAGATAAGAGTAAACTAATTGCTTCTCCTTTGTCACAAGATCAATGGACTGTTGAGATCCACCCTTTATCTGGATTGGAAATTCAAGAGGTCTAATGTTTTTATTTTGCTCGTACAATGATCTCATATTGTTTATTTTTTGGTCAGTCAACTCCGGATGTGCTTGTTTAATTTGTGCATTCGTAAGTGGTGTTTTTTCTCCGTGGGCAAAATTGCCCTCCACAATCATACTCACGAAATGATACCTCGCTGTTTGACCAGCAGGATAAGTTCCCCGTTCACCGTCTGCGAAAGTAAAATTTTTCGTATAACCATCCTCCTCTGCAAAAATAGTTAGTTGCACTCCCTTTGCCTCAAGATAACTTATTAGGTTGTTAATACTTTCTACTGTCATCCGATATTCACATTTCCAGAACCAGTTGTTATTGAGTGTGAGCAAGTTGCTGAATCAGTCACCCTAGCCAAACCAATTCCTCCACTCTTTACAGTGTTACTTGCAGTCAATACTCTTGACGCACTATGGGGTGAGTCGCCGTGTGGTGAAATTGAGGATCCCTCTGTTGCCGGTGGTAAACCATTTACAAAAACATTGTTTGCATTACTTGTCACAATGCTTCCTCCTGCCTTGTCACCAATTTTTGCTGCTGGTAATCCCATATTAGTTTAAATTGATTGGCTTTCCGGTTATATTAACAGTTTTGCCGGAAAGATTCAAATTCCCATTTGTCGAAATATCTATGTTGCCATCTGCAACAAAGTCAACACTACCATTAACTTTTAAATTTGCATCACCATTGATAAGAATGTTCGCTTCCTTATCAACATCAATATTTAAATTACCTTTAACGTGTAAATTCTCGTCATCAATAATGACCTCATATTTTTTGCCAACGACTTTAAGCACTGTTGATCCATCCGGATGAATTTCTTCAAATGTTCCAGACCGATGATACCAATGTATTCTTTCAGCACCGGGAGTGTCATCAAACTCTTGAATGTGACCACCCTCTGTTTCCTTTACTTTATTGAATGGATACTGACTCGCATAGGGTGTCTCTGGTTCATTGATTGTATTTGATGATCCACCTCCTGCGGGAACCTGCATCTCGTCAATATCATTTCTTTTTTTCTCAACGATTGTTTGATCAATTTTTTCATTTCTCGCCAAACGGTTTGTGTCTGACTCCTCGATGAAATCTTCTTTGGGGTAAACACCACTTGGATCATTAAACCCTACGTTTGGATTTGGCAATAGACTTGATATGGCGGGAATGGTTCCAAAGTAAACAGGATTTTGTGCCTCTTGACCATCTCTGAAAAAACCAACGACCCAAGTGCCAGTCACGGGTCCAATGGGTGTTTCACCAATTCCATTGACTGAGGCAGAGGTTACGGGTGTAATTGGATTTGCCCAAGGCAAATCTTCGGTTGGAAGTTCTTGTTTGTTTTCTGTATGATAACCATAACACCGAATCTTTACACGACCAATTTTTAAGGGATCATTACGATCTTCAATAACACCTTGGAACCAAACAAATTGTTGCATATCATCCTCCTATTGTTGTCGTGGTTGGGACCGGAAGACCACGAAAATTTCTCACTGCTTCAATGGCTGTTGTGTATTCATCACCCTTTTCTGGACTAAAGAAAAAGCGATGTCCTACCTTTTTAATTAGATAATTTGTGCTTAAATCCTCATCAGACTCACCCTCTTGTTTGATTTCTTCATCAACATCATTTTTTGTAATTTGAAGACTGATGGTTTGACCAACTTCAATATTTGAATCACCACAAATATCAAACGTCACATCAGAGTCGTCGTGAGTTGCAACGTTTGAATTAAGGAATAAATCTGTCTCGGAGATATCATCATAGTCCACACCAAATCTGGAGGTGCTATCATTCGTATACAAAACCTTCGATCTAGTGAAATTTTCATTTTCAATCGCAGAAATGATTGGTTCACCACGTTCTTTATTTTTTGTCAAAACCGAATCTGTGATATATGAAAACTCACGATCAAATATAAACTTTCTGGTAATGTCGAAAGATTTCAGACTTAGAGAAAAAGCACCAGAGTTGACTTGTCTTCCTCTATTGAACATCTTACCCAACTTAAAATTTCTCATCTTGTGGGTCGCAAGAGTAAAGTCATCTTGCAACTCCGAAGTTCTACGAACATTTGCATCGAAGTAAAAGTTTACAGGCTCGCTGGTATAGAGATTGATAAGATTCTTGAATGACAAACCAGACACACTTTCATAAAAAACATATCCGACATTACTGATGTCATTCTCTACAAAACCTTTTTTACACATTTGAGATATCATTTGAGATGGACGTTGAAATGGAAATGCGTACTGAAAATTTCCGCTGGTATCGTCCACGGTGAGATCAGAAGTATAATACTCGCCTGCAATATCTTTTACAATTTGCGAAATGCTACCAGAGTATGATCGACTAATCTTAGTGTTCAAATCAGAATATCCATCAATAGACATCAACTTTACAGATATGATATCTGACCTCGTTTGATCTGTTCTAAACCGATTGTTTTGTCCAATTATTCTAAATTTAACGGTTCTGAAATCTTTATTTTGTGGGCTTCGGTAAGTCAACGTCACTATTTCTCTACCAATAATCGGTAGTTTTTTCATCAACCCCACAGAATCAACGAAGGTCATATCCCCAATCATAAACGATGTAAAAATACTTTCGTAGAAACCAATTGATGTCACATAGTCACGAATCGAAAATCCACCTCCTGCGAGGGAATCGATTCTTACATCATCAATTACCACATCATTTTCTTTTGTGATAAAATCCCTGTCTCTTGGTTGAGTCATTACTGATTACCTACGATATTAGAAAACTCTTTGTTGATGTCCTGAACCACAGAGGGTAGTGGAATGCGAATTCTTCTTTTTTTATCATTTTCTCTTCGTTCATACTCTTTATTTGTCACAACATAAGTTGTATCACCATTCTCGATGTAATTGTGTAAAATAGTATCAGTATATTTTACATCGTTTGTATGAATGAAATCTTGTTCACCATCAGAGTTTGGTGGAGCCGCCAGTGGATTCAATATTTGTCCACCAGTGATTCCTTTGTTGAATTCAAAGTGATGTAGAGCATCTTCTCCAGAAATAACTTTACGCACTTTGGCACGAAACGGGTCCAACAGCCATTTTCTTCGAGCAATATTTTCTCCAACAGCAAATACTCCGGTTTGCTCTGTCAACTGAATTTTACAAATAGAGGCATCAAAATTTTTGACACGGGCAATTTTTTCTGTTGTGTTGAATTTTTCGACTCCACCACTAACAATTGTTTCAAAGTCTCTTCTCGTAGAGGTTAGTGAATCTCCCTCCTTTAAGAATGTCTCACTATCAAAAAATGGAGCGACAGAATCATCTTTATTACCAATAAACAAAACATCACCTTGATATTTTTTTGTAATAAAATTGTCTAAGGAAGTCTGCGATAGTGGAAATGAGTAGAAAGGATCGAGTGCTTCATTAAAAAGTAAAATAATCCAGTTATAAGTTGGATCGTCGTAAAACTTTTGCGAGATCATATCTGGTGTTTCACCATCACGAATATTGTAAAGTTCATAATTTGATCTTTGCAACAAAGACTCATCAGTAAAAACAGCCCGACGAATAACGTCTTTGACACCCGAACGTTCGCCATTTGCATTTTCGTATGAAGTTAAAGGAAATTTTTCAAAGTAAGACATTAGAACCCCGCTAAAATAAGTTGACGATTCAAAATTACAGCCTGACTTAAGGTGAGATTCAGTGTCACCTCGGTAGGTACACCATCTCTAAAGAATGTTGATCTTTCGCTCGGTGCGTAATTCACTGAAAGGTCCGTGAGGAATGCTCGACCGATTCTGGGTAAGTTAATGTTTTCAACAAAGTCCCCACTTGTCAAATCTCTATAAAAGAAACTGATGTCGAATTCGTGTGGAGCGAGAAGCATCGTGGATGATACAGATAATTCTGGAAGCATATGAAAACGAAACGCTTCAATAATATTCAGCATCATAAGAGATTCTTTTTGATTTCTTGGTGCAAATTTAAATTCAAGGGAAAAAGACTTTCTTCCTACTCCCCTGAAAAGAGACTCATTTTTTGGGTTTTCTGCAAAACCAAGTCTCGCCCTAAAAAAGTTAGACAGATCACTATCACCGACAACATCACCCAAAGCCTGAGTTGTTCTGTTAATAGTTCCCGCACCTGCTTTGGATAATTTATCAAGACCAATCAACTTTAATTTGTCAATACCTGCTCCCACATTACCTGCGATTGCCTCGTTGATTGCATTAAAAACACCAGCGGATCCTTCTTCGTAGTCCACCTTGTCAGAAAAGTTTAGACCCGATGGGATATACATCAAAATTTGTTCTTCTAATTTTTCAGTTGCTTTTGACAATCTAATGTCAGACGCAACCCTATCAACAATTCCTCGGTTTACTGATGAACCAACAGCGGTGTTATTACCAAAACGATTTACTCTTGATAATTCACCCTTAAGTGGATCAAACCTCACACCACGACTTCCGATGGCTCCACCATAGTTTCCGTAATTGGTGTAGGAAGACTTTTCATCTTGAGAGATGAATGAATTTTGAAAGCCCTCTAAAGATTGAAACGTGTCTGCACTTAACTCAACACCCTCTTCGACATTGCCTTGTTTGTCAACGAGTCCTGTGTTAAGAGAAAATCCATCTTCGCTTACATCAAACCCAACTTTTGCTCTTTGACTTTTTCTTTTGAAAACTTGAAACCGAATGTAAGATGATTGTCGATTTGTTTCATTTTGCTCCGTGAGATCGATTGGATAAACCAAATCGCTTTCATATTGATAAAGTTTAGGTGATCTACCCTTTGATCGGTCACTGAAATATTCATTCTGTCCGATGCCAACATCATCAAAAACAGACTTTAAATCCTCAAGATTATTATCAATAGCAAACTCCGATAAAGAGTCTCCCAAATCATCCAGTGCATTTCTATTCGTCGTGTCTGGTTGTGTGGACTGCGGTTGCATTCCTGATTCATCAACTCCCATATTGCCTCCTACATATTCTATGTATGGCGTACCGTGGAAAGTATCAACCAAAGAATCCTTCAAAATATCTTGGTGATCCGACAAAAATTGTTTACAGATCACTTTGGGAAAGAAAATGTATGAGAATCTTTGATGAGAATCCAAATGTGATTCGTTGGGCATCCGAAGAGATGGCTATTCCATATTTTTCGCCTGTTGACAAAAAGCGACACAAATACTTTCCAGATTTTATTATTGAGGTCAAAAACAAAAAGGGTGAGATTGAAACCCAAATGCTTGAAGTCAAACCCGCAAAATACACTAAAACACCTAAAAAACCAAAACGTGTAACACAAAGGTTTCTCAATGAGGCGAACACATATCTTGTGAATCAGGCAAAGTGGGAAGCAGCAGAAAACGTTTGTGAAAAAAAGGGCTGGAAGTTTAAGATTTTGACGGAGAAAGAAATCTATGGCAAGTGAGTATGTTCGCACATCAGGAAAGATCAAAGGACTATTATCCAAATCGGGTAGTCGCTTCTCCATTGATAATATTAGTATTGAATCTCCATCTTCTCTCAAAAAGGGCGATGAACTTTCCGGTACTGTTCAATTTTTTTCGTATCCGGTTCCCAAAACAATTGACACGATTCCCTACTACCACCTCTTTCCCGGAGTTTTGGTGATCGATGTAAATCGAGACTACCTTACTGGTATGAATCTTTTTCACCTACCAAGAAAATTTAGAAGTTTTTTTCTTAAAAAAGTTCTCACATCAAAATCTGACGAAGGAGGGAAAATTGATTTTTCATATAATGAAATGCTCAGTGAAAAATATCTCTCGGCTGTTGCCAAAAGTTGTGTCAGAAGATATATCATTCCGAGAATGGGGGCAGTATCTTTACAATTGCACCCAGATATTTGGGAGGACTTCTTTCTTGGATCAACTTCAAGAATACTTGAGCGTACTTGGAGAAAAAAATCGGCTTCAACTGCGTATAAAAAATCATACGAAGAGATTCTAAAAAATATCCTAGATACCTTTGAGAAAACATAATGGCAGAATTAGGACCGATTAATATTAAAAGATTTACAGGATCCTTGGGTAAGTTTGGAACCCAAAGGTCGGATCGCTATCGTTTCGAGTTTGTTAATCCCTCCCCAAACTTACAGGCTGCGTGCAGTGCAGCAGGATGGTCTGTGAGAGACTTTATTGAGGAGTTTGACAACCGTATCCAGTCAATTAATACACCGTCCCAGACGGTCGCTACGAACGCTATTAAAGTAAGCGGCATTGACTATGAGCATCCTTATCAGATGAATTATGAGGGTGATCTTACGGTCAACTTACTTTTAGATAAAGATTCCCTTCTTCGCAAAACAATGACAAATTGGTTAAATGGAATTTATCCAACGAGGACAGGACTTTACACATATCGAACCGATTATGTCTGTGATGCGTATTTGGATATTTTAGACACAAAGGGAGAGATAAATGGACAAAACTCGTTTTTTATTCGAGAGATTTTTCCAAAGTCTGTTGGTTCTTTTAACTTTGAGGCTACCAACCCACCTTCCCTTGTTCAGTTGCCAGTTACGTTTTCCTTTAAGGAATTTTTCTTAAGATAATGAAAGGATTATTATGAGCATTCCAATTATTGTGACACCAAAATATGAAACAAAAATCCCAAGTGGTAAGGTTGTTTCTTTTCGACCTTTTCTTGTGAAAGAAGAAAAAGTTATGTTGATGATGAAAGAGTCTGATTCACCAAGAGAAATTATTAGTTGTATTGAAAAAGTTGTTCAGTCTTGCGTGGAGGATGACACAAAGGTTCAGGACTTGTCATACTTTGACCTTGAGCATTTGTTCATTCATATGAGAGCAAGGTCAGTGGGCGAAAGCATTGATATTAATTACACCTGCGAAAAATGTGAAAAATCATTTCCGCTCGAAGTTCAAATTCAAAACCTGTCATTGAGTAAAGAGTATCCAGAGGAAACAATCGTTATGCTTCAAGAAAACGTGGGTGTTGAAGTGAAACCTCTAAATGCAGATTCAATCGGAGCCTACACGGGCGAGGAATCTGATGTTTTAACTTTGTCTGAGAGTGTGATTAAAACAGTTTTCAATGATCAAAATGTTTATAATTTTAACGACTTCACTAAGCAAGAGAGAGTTGAATTCATTGAATCCTTGAGTATCAAACAGATTCAAAAGATTGTCGAAAAAATGGAAGAGTTTCCGAGGTGTGTGATTAAACAATCTTGTAAATGCACACATTGTGATGAAAATCTGGACATTGAAGTGGAGGGCTTACAGAATTTTTTTACTTGATGATGGGTCACGACTCGATTGCGTCCCATCTTCAAATGAATTTTTACTTGATGTTGAAGGCTCAAATGAGTCTTGAAACAATCGGAAATATGATCCCGTGGGAGAGAATAATTTACGTTAATCTCTACATACAGGACATTGAGAAAGAAAGAAAGGAAATAGAGAAGGGAAGAGCATAATGGCTGAATTTGAAGGACTAGACCCAAACTCCGAACGAGATGAAATCAGAGATATTATCTCGGCTTTGTCGCAGGGTAATGCGGGTGAAGATAAACTTGAAAAAGATATCTCAGACATCAAAAGTAATGTTGATGTAATCGTATCTAAAACAATGACTGGTCCCTCAAAGGAAGAGCGAGAAGAGGATGTTCGGCAACAAAAGAGTAATGCTAACTATTTGGCTAATCTCTTAGCGGAAAAACTTTTTAATGTTTTTGGTTCGCAACTTGAAAAACTTAAAGAAATTGCCCAAAATACTAAACCACTCACCGAAGAAGGATTTAAAGTTCCCCTTTTGCCTGCGGCATTAGCGAGTGGAGTCGCCGCCGCTGGTGTTGGTCGGCAAGTCGCAGCGGCACAGGCAATTAAAGACAGTAGAATTATTCGTGGGTCTTTTATCAGAGGTGTCAGAAACCCGTTGACAAGATTATTTAGAGCGATTGGTAATATTTCTTTCGGCAGAAGCGGTGACTCAATTAGAGTCAGGCTCATTTCACTTCGTGTTCAATTCACAGAATTTTTCAAAAGACTTAATGCAAGATTTTTCGGATCTGGTGAAAACACACTTTTTTCAAGAATACAAAGATTCTTTGGCAATATTCGTAAAGCGTTTGGACCAACAGGAAGAATTGGAAGGCTATTTGCACAGGGAGGTGCATTTGCAAGTGTGTCTAATTTATTCAAAAATGTCGGCGGTGTGCTAGTTAAAGTTAAACCATTCCTGAGAAGTCTGTTTAGATTTGTTCCTTTCCTCGGACAACTACTCATCGCATTTGACGCTATCACCGGATTTATCAGAGGATTTACCGCAGAGGATGGTGGATTTTTGAAAGGCATCAGACAAGCCTTTGCCAGCGTAATCGAAGGTCTATCCTTTGGGCTTCTATCTGAAGAGGGTGTGATGGGCTTCTTTGACAAAGTTATTAAAGGTTTTACAGATTTCTTTGGAGCGATTGTTCACTTTGTTGAATTTAAGGCACTGCCTTTCTTTACAGAAACAATACCAGATGTTTTCAATAAGGTAAAATTATTCTTTGTGAAAACACTACCTGATTTTTTCTCAGTGACACTCCCGGGATTAGTTAAACTAGCAGTTGCAAATGCAGCCTTTTTCTTTAAAGACACAATACCCACTGCCTTTACGAATCTGGTGGATCGTGTCAAGATTATGGTGAACAATGTCGCAGCGACCTTGATGGAGGGTATTGCAGGCATCATTGACGATATTAATAGTAGACTTAGTTTCTTTGGAGTTGAAATTGGTGGCACAGAGGCTCTTCGTGGTGGTGCAGCAGCATCTCGAAATTTAAGTGCTGATCTTGAGAATCAAATTATTAATCGAGCGGCAGCATCACAGGGAAGACTTGAAAATATTCGTCGTGACATCACATCTGAAATGGAAAGAAAGATGGCTGCAAGAGATAGAGTTTTTGAGGCACGACAAAGAGCCGATAACGCTGGAGTATCACCAACCGTGATTGTGCAAAATAGCACCACTCCAGTCAGTAATAATTTTGCTCTTGAGTCCTCTCCCTCTGCATCCACTTCAGATATGGAAGCCGCTGTTCACGCGATGCAAGGTATCGCCTTTGGTGGATAATTAAAAAACCCCCGCCGAAGCGGGGGTCTTAGGGATTCCATCTCTGTCAAATGGAATCAGTCCTCGGCTGCGAGCCGTTGGAAGTAGTCAAGTGCAGACTCTTCCGAATCAGGCTGGACTTCCTCACGATCCACCTGACCACCACCAGAAACCGTATCCTCAGTTTGGGAAACTGGTGCTTCATTGACAGACACGCTTTCGGCTGTCGTAGTCGGCTGCGAGCCGCCGAGAACACTCTCAAGACGAGTCTTCAACTCATCATAAGATTTGTAGTTTGCCGGATCGACAAACTCGCTGAGAGCATACTGTTGCTCCCAGATTGCCTTCAACTTCTCTTCATCACCATCAAAGAGAGCGGAAGGGGAATCAAACTCCGACTTGTCGTAGTTGGGATAACCAGCGACCTTGCGTTGACGCAAGCGGAAGTTTGCTCCTTGCCAGAAGTCGAATGGAACGATTGGTTCTTCATCGGCAAACTCTGGCTTCATAGCATCCATAATCTTCTGATGAATCTTCATCCCATAACGATACAGGAAAACCTTACCGTTGTTTTCGGGATTGCCAGAATCATTGATGACAAGGATGTTGGACACAAAGTTCTTCTTTCTCTTATACTTCTGAGAAACAAGATCCTTGTTGGATTGCAAACCACTGTTCCAAAGTTTACTGTTCATTTCCGAAACCGGATCTTTCTCACCAAAAGTGGTGCGAGAGTTTTCAATGAACCAGCCACCCGGACCTTGGAATGCGTGATTGAAATACAGAACCCAAGCATCCTCTTCACCCGATGCTTCGGGCAAGAAACGAATCACTGCACTTGCGGTTCCTGCGTCATCAACGGTCGGTCGCCAAAAGCGATCATCCTTGTATGACTTCTTTTCTCCTTCATCCATTGACGTAAGTTTCTGGATGAGAGCATCTTTGTTTTCACTGCGACGTTTTAATTCTTCAAATGACATAACTGTTTTCTCCTGTTTTAGTTGTTGTTGTCTGTTGTCGGACAGTTGTAGTAATTGTAATCGGGTCTGAACCCTTGTCAAGACCCATCTGAAAATAATTTTGGGGTGCGTGGAAGTAGATTTATATTTTCGGCTTCCACACGAATTTTTTCAATAATTGGCTTTGATAGATATTTTGCCGCGAGTTCTGGTTCAATGTCCATTTCTTCGCAAAGTAGATTAATTGTATCCATATACCCATCACCAGTTTTTAGAACCCTTTCTTCAACTTTTCGTGAGAAAGTTTTTTCTAAATCTTCAAACATATTCACCTCGCATACATATTATGTAGTACGGAGTATACACCTATGTCACAGTTTCAGCAAGACAATGTTCGATTAAATCCCGGTCTTTCCGGAGCAAGCGTAGCGACCGATTATGTGTCCGCAAAAGACTCACATTACCAAATTGTAAAACTTGACTTTGGTGATGAGAACTCATTTTCTCAAGTATCAAACCAAAATCCACTCCCTGTAAATATCCAAGGAATCAACAGCACTTTCAATACTTTGCCGGTTGCCGGTAACACGAACGGTGGGGCTGTTCTGGTATCTGGAACATTTGGATTTACAGGATCTATTTCTGGGGATCAATTTGGAGTGACCCTTACCGCTATCACTGGTGGTGTCACCTTCGGAATTGTTAACGCACCCGGAACCACGCTGAGTGTCACTGATTCACAAATTGTCGTAAAGAGTGTCGTGCTTCCAACGTCGCTCACTATGGGTTCGAGGGTCATCAGCGGTTCATCCCCATCAATTCTGACTCTCTCAGGATTCTCTTGTGAAACAGGAATTAAAGTTAAAAACTTCGCGGGCTTGACGAACAGTGGTGCTATTTTAACAGTAAGTAATTCAGATTATTCCGCGACAGGTAAAACTGCAAATGCTTATATGCTGCTTCCCGGCGAGGAAATTTTTATCGAAGTAAGTGATATTGATAAACTTAGATTCTCCGCCATTCTTGATCCATTCAACCCCACAAGGCAACTGGTCACACTTTCTTATCAGGCTTCATAATGAGACAAAAGATTCGCAAGGCGGTTTCTGCCCTATCAAAAGGTCAATTACTACGGCGAGATCAAGCAGTTGCTTTTGATGTAAACGAACCTCCATACTTTCCTGATCGATATGGTGCTTGCTGCACGACTGGCGGTGCGCAAGACGGAACTTTTTGCCAATGCACAGACAACATTCTAGGTAGAGACTGCTGTATTCAAGGCGGCATTCACTACGCAGGATTTAGTTGTGGTCAGGTAAACTGTTGTGAGACAGGACCGGACTGCTTTGGTGCGTTTTGTAATGTGACACCAGACACACCTGCTGCTTGTATTGAAGGCACAAGAGCGAGTCCTCCAAAGGGCGATTGGGTTTTCCAAGGTTGTGGAACAACCTGTAGTGACACTCTTTGTCCAGATCCAGAAACCACAAATAGATGTTGTCTCAGATGCGGTGATGGTTATGAAAATCCAGACGCACTGAATGGTGAGTGTATTGATGGGGTGGGATTGTCTAAATCATTTTGTGATAAAAAGGGTGGTCTTTTTACAGAAAGTGCGAGTTGTGGCGATACCCCCGTTTGTAAGGATGAGTGTATTGTGACAACTACAGGCTCTTGTTGTTTCATAAATCCGGGTACTGGGGAACTAGAATGTTTCGATGGTGTTGAGGAATCTACTTGTGATGTATTAAATGGTGTTTTCAAAGAGGGTGTCGGCTGTGATTCAGATCCTTGCTCCGAGGTTTTCACACTTTGTTGTGACACACCAACGACGGTGAGTTATGGTTCTTGTCCGGGATTCGATGGAACAATTTGTTTTATAAACTCTGACTGCACAAAAAGAGTGGTTGACATAGATGACTTTGGAACAATTGATTGTTGTGCGCAAAATACTGGTGATGTTGGAGGGGAGACTTTTACCGACTGTAGTTGCAATTCGAGTGGATGCCAGAACGCAAAGAATCTTCCAGATTGCAATGCTCACTTATGTGATGATGGCATTGGTCAACCAAGCGAGGCTGATTGTTGCACTGAATCATTCGATGCAACTTTAAATTGTGGAGAGGATTGTTCCTGATGAGTAAACTAAAATATTCCAGTGAAAATAATTTCCTGAACGCTCTTGGGTTTGACTTAAATAGCATCTCATTCAAAACCTTTAATTCAATCGGAATTAGAAATACAAAATTCATTATGAACAACACCTTCAAATCTGTCACTACTCCAGAAATGACAAAAAAGTATGACACAAAAACAGTGAATGGTAAGATAAACTTTGGTGAAACTAAATCAGGCTTTCCTTTGGATCTTAGTATTGAGTCGAGTGATCTTACTCAGAAAGAACTTAAAGACCCAAGCAGAATGTTATCAATGTTGAAGAATGCAAATTTTACTGTTTTTTCTGCAATTCGAGAAAAAAACCAATACGGGGAAGTGATTCAAAGAATTATGGATCAATTTTTTAAGATGGGTTCATCTGAAACACTCAAGACAAATCCAGACACATCTTTCTTAGATGGTCGTCTTTCTGCTGCCAGCGGAACAGAACTTTTTAGTCCATTTACGGGATCAAATGAGTTGCAGCAAGCATTCTTTTACTTTCCTCTTAACGCTGGCGATGGGCAATTGATTAGTGGTGATCGTATCAACTCTGCATCAGTGAATTTAAAAATCTTAGCACACTACGGCGATAGAAAAAATAATTTGGATGTATTTCAAGGGGCATCTCCTTTGTTTGGTGATTTAAAAATTGAGCCTAGAGTCTTTGAAGTTGTGCGGGTCAAAAAAGATATTGGTTTCCCTCTTGTTCAGCGGGACATCGAAACACCAGAAGGTAAGTATGGAAACGGAACGGGGCAATTTTGGGAAACTTATTATGGAACAGGATCACTCGACGTTGACACCAGCGTGCGAACAGAATTTACAATCAGTGATGTTTTGAAACCCGGAGAAATTCTTAGAATCGACATTAGTAAGTTGGTACAAGACGCGGTTGACAACAGAAACTCAATTTTGAGATTTGTCATTCGACCCAAAATGGCGACGTATCGAAAAAATGGCTGCTCATCTGAATCCACTGGAAACAAAACCGTGGCAAATGGTGGTTTTGGTGCTGGCAATCATTACTTTGATTTTGAACGGGGTGGAGATGACGTTTTAACACAACCATCACTCTCTTTAAGTATTACTCCATCGGCAACTTCGACTGGGAGCCGTAGGGCAACACTTTCAAGATTATATCGTGTTCAATTAACGTCTTAAATTGTAAAGTTCCAACGCTCGGTGCAGTTCACGCACATAATCAATCGGCTTCTTAACAAAGACTTGATTCGCTCCGTCCTCAGACGAGATAAGAATCACGATCTGGTCAATCTCTTCACCCATCATTTCATTCCACATAATTGAGTAGGCTGTGGCTTGGCAGAAATAGTTTGTGATATTTGATGGTGACTTGCGGCGAGTGGAACCCTTGAAGTCAATGATGCTCAACTTGCCATCAAACTCTGCAACACAATCCACACGACCAGCCAGTTTGAGAGTGTGACTCCAAAGCGGGACTTCCTGCGCCCGAACGTTGTCAATACGATGTAGGCTTCGCTTCATATTTGCAAACAACATCGCTTCGTTAGGAGCGAGTTCACCGACCTCTTCATTGTTGAGATAATT